CCACAGAAAGCGCTGCAATCCGAAGATTGCGGTTCCGGAGCCTGCTAGTTGGCGTTTGTATGCCAGCTCCTTGCTTCTTAGTCTTCTTCGGAAACAATATCTAATTGATTTAGTTGGGATAAAACCCAATCATCTAGATCAGTTAAAACTTCCTCTGATAAATTGAAATCCTTTACAACATTGTATAGTTGAAGGACATTCTGTTGTTCAAGTGTCTCCCTAGAATCTAGAAACATATCTTTAACCTTTATGGAAATTCATCCATTCATGTTATCGATCATTTCTGAGAAACTGGAATAGCTTTGACCAACAGTCATCACTTTATTACCAGAAGAACGAGTGTCCTCTTTAACAGGGACATCGTATCTGTATTTAGACGTATTGTTAACACCAGGTTTAGTGTTAGCAACTAATCAATAATCAGAGACTTCTCTCAAAAGGCCTTTTGTGACCAAAGGTCGAAGTCTCTTATTTATAAGATTTTTGTACGTTAGATTTCTAACGGCACTATGAGATATATTGAAACTTTCTAAGAAAGATTCATAATCATCATAAATCTTATAACTCTTGATTTGATTCCACCGGTTTGCGAAATTATAGATAAGATAAAAATAGAAATGGCGAACGCCAAGTCTACCTAAATCTGATCTAAGATTAATTTCGTTAAAACTGAGATGGTGATTGAGCCGAAGGTCATCTAACATACGAGTTCAAGTTTTTCACTCGTAGCTATCAGAGCCAAGCTCCATCATCTTACTTATTAACTCTATATCAGCATTCCTTTGTCCCTTTTCAATTGATCAGGGAGGAAGCTTCTTTAGAAGTCAAAGTAAGTGGACTGAAAATCTTTTTAGGATTTCATCCTTGGAGGTCACGCTAATTCTACGTTTCATTCCTCTTTGCAGAAGATGTAATTGAAAAAGAGATTTCTCAACTTTTCAAAGTCTTATGGGAAGAGGACTAATTTCCTCACCTCTACGGAATAAGCGTTTAGCAAATTCCATAGAATGAAAATGTTCGTCAAAGAATGAATCGATGGGATCAGTTTTAACTCCGATCTCGTCAAGAGTGTTTTGATAACTGATTGCGACATCCCTGTTGAAGATTGTTACATCATCTCCAAGGACTATATAGTCGCTAAAGTTGTCAATACCGATTCTTTTAGCTGCTAGCCGTATTAAAATATGGTTAGTAATAGCAAGAGCAGGTCATGAGCTGTAAAGGCCCATTGGCTGTCCGACTGAATATTTAATATATTTTAGACTAGAGTTTCTTTCACAGTTCTTGAATTCTCAAGTACTCATTAATTTGAGTCAACTTGAACCAAGACCTTCATTCTGTCAAATTTTTGACAAAATTCTTGATGTCACTGATACTGGAATCCTATCAGTAGCGGTTTTTAAATCGGTACTAGTAGGAGTCTTAGATTTCTTGTAAAAATCTTTTACAATAGATCCTAAATCATCCTGTCTATATGTCATATCTTGAGGAATTTTCCTAAGAAATTTCATTAGACGATCATGAATCGGCTTTAAAAGCAATTGGGAATAATAATCTCCTATTGCGATAACACGGGTTTTACCCTCGTAATCAGCAATGGCAGATAACCTTCTTGTATTTAAAGAATC